TAAAAGTGAACACCTAACATCTCTTCGATTTTATCACTAAACCGTGAATCAGATGTTGCGGCATAGTTGCCACCCATCATAGTCTGTTTACCCTCTGCTTCCTCTGGAATCACTTTCACAGAAGAACCGAAACCGAAAGTCTGTTTTACCAGTTTTGCGGCAGGGTAATCATCAGATGGATCGAAAGGCCCATCCACATTTGTCAAACAAAGTCCTTTGATGTTCCGAGCAGAAACACCACCATTTGTGCAATCATACTTGCCGTTCTTATATACGTCTACTAACAATCCCATAATATTCTCCTAACTAATGTTCCACTTAACTTCAAGTTTACCTTTTTTCAGGCAGTCGGCAAGATACTCCATGTATCCAATCGCCATTCTCTTCTCATCAGAAGCACCCTCTGTGAGATTGATGACAGCACTTTCAAGATTCTCAATCATTGACTTCTCTGCCTCACCAAAGTTCATCACGAACTGGCCTTCTGAATTTTCGACAAACATCTTTTTGTCTCTCCAATCATCGTAAAAGTAACCCATTAGTTTGCACTCCATATTACATCATTATCTTCAAGGATAATATCCCTTACTTTCTCTCTGTCAACACTGTCAGCACAGAAATCCATTCCAACATTTGCAACGTGTTTCTGGACAGCCTTGATAACCATCATGTCTGTCATTCCAATGATAGGATAGATACCAGACTTTTCATTGTAGAAATCGTCAACATAGGCAACGAACTCACACATCATATTTGTAACTTTTTCAATATTCATCATCATTCTCCCTTAGTGAGTCTTTGTCATTTCGATTAACTTGATACCTTGTTCCATCAGAATTCTAGCATCGTCATCATCTTCAAAACCATACTCAGTAGCAAAGTCCATGCTGCTGGTGGTGTAGATTGTGTCGTTAACGATGTCGATACCGTAGGTATCCATCACATATTTGAAAGTCTTTGCAGTCTGGATATTTCCAGCAACCAAGTTTCCGGCACCCAAGAAAATCTCAAGGCCACCGTTGTTCGCACCGATAAAAACTGTTTTGTCTGTCATTTGAAGTCCTCTCTTTCAACTCATCTTACTTAATTAATATACCTTGTTATCATAACAAAGTCAAGAGAAAAATAGCAAAAAGACGAAAAAAAACCCCTGTAAAAACAGGGGCTTATCATTTTTTTTAAAATATTTTTATTTTGGATGAAGATATATTCCCAAAAATAAGGTTATTTCTCCGAATCGGTGTTAGGTGATTCGCTTATGCAATTACTGGTAGGGTTGTAACAACTCCTACAGCACCCAACACTACGAGAAGAGTTAAAATTCCAGATGTTATTTGCATAAAGTCTTTAATTTTATTCTTCATCTTTATCTTCCTTCAACATTAAATATTTTGCTTCCTCATAGTATCCCATACTGGAAAGATGAGATGCAGCTCTTGCTCTTCCAGCACTCTCGCCGAAAGCGATTACGGCAACGAATGCTATTTGTGTCATCTTTGCAATCCAATCGCAGATTTCACAAGTTTGTTTGTATGTATGATTTAGTACTAGTCCTATAGACATTATGTCTTTCTCCTTTTGTGTGTGATGTATTCATAATAAGATAGAACATCTTCGTCATTAAGATGTCTTGTGTCTTGGGCGTATTCTGTTCTAATATAACGAATAATATCGGTTGAGTTTTGTTTGCTACGGAACAATTTTGCTATCCATTTTGACATTTTATTTCATTCCTCTAAAACGGTAAAAGGGATGCAAAACGGCATCCCTAGTTAGTTTGGTCTTTGGGGTTGAGGTTCACTCAAGTATTGAGCTTCCTCATCTGTGTAAGGCCACATTATTGAATCTCCTTTGGGGGGTTTCGTATTTATTTATAAAACTATGTCAGTAATATTGACGTTTCATTGAGGTTTGTTTGTCAAAACAGCCGTGACAATTTCGCACAAGTCCACTTTGGTTGTGCTTCCATCCAATCAAATAATTTTGTGTATTCGTCTTTCTTTTCTTTACACTCATCAATGAAGTTTGGAATTTTATCATGCAATAGTTTTCCATCAGCACAAGGAATATCCACACCAGCAGTTTCAAACAATCCTTCGTTCTTCCAAGTGTTACCAGATAGAACTGTAGATGGACAACGTGCCTTGCAAGCTGCATACAGTTCGTGGTGTCTACCAGTTACGAACCAATCAGTGTTTCTAAGAGTGTTCACACATTCATTCCATTCTGTTTTGAAGATATCCAGAACAGGAATGTTTTCTGGTCTGTAATCTTGTTGCATAAAGAATTTGCCTATCACCAAATCTTTGTGTTCAAAGTTTTGTGTTGGTACATCGACAAAGTAAGACAAGTCTAAATGTAAATCTACCTTACGGCCAATAGTCTCATACATTGCATATTGAGATTTTACTTCACGAACAGAAATGTATGTATCAGATAATACGTCCTTAATTTCATCATTAATAGTCATAGACTGCCATACTGTATTAATTAGTGCAGTCTTTTTACCTAGTGTCTTTGCATTTCTTAGGATTGCAAGTAACTGTTGAGCTGTGGAAGCGTCATGGTGCATTGTTCCTTCACCATTGACAAGAATCATATCTGCTTCAATAAATTGCATTTCTACATTAGGAAGCAAGTCTCTGTTACCAGTAATAGAATTTAGGATTGTATGCCCATTGTCAATCAAGTCTTTATGTAAGTACTCCATCACTTTGGCACAACCATGATGGTAGTTTCTTGTATCATTAAATATCAGTATCTTCATTATATAATTTCAAACCTTCTTGCAATACTTTAGAACTTCCCACTCTGACATTGATAATGCCATTATAGTAATCGTCACTTAAAAGAACTTCTCTATCAAATTGTTCTTTTGCTTCTAGGTAACTTAACATTCCTTTACTTTGACAGTAATGTAATATCTCTCTAGTAAAGTTTTCTTCACCTAGTTCTTCAACATCAGCATTCAAATGGTCGGATGAACCCCAATAGGTTCTCCAATCACTTTCTTTTGTTGAACGTCTTTTATTCTTTTTACCTTTTAGGGGAGGCCTTGTTACCTTGAACCTTGCCAGTTTCTTACCAATGTATTTTTTATTATTGGTTAGATTCGTTATGATATAGACGAACCCCTCACAGTCCTCTGGAAGTTCGTCTACTGGATTTCCTTTGTATGTCCACATTACCATTCATCTTCATCAAAATCCTCAATCTCGTCTTGCTCTTCAGTATTTAGTTCGTCCGAGCAGAACGGGCAATGTTTGACAGAATAGTAGTGTTCTTCCATGTTATGTTGGATTCTAAAAACAGCATCACATGATTCACATAAGATTTCTTTTTTACTCATAAGCCTCTCTATGCGGCTTCATAAACGTCATCCCACTTACCACTTAAACCAGCAACCTCATATTCGGTTACTCTGTTCTCAAAGAAGTTAGTATGGTCTGCGCCATTCAGCACCCACTCCAACCAAGGTAGTGGATTATCTTTTACTTTGTAATTACCCTTCAACCCCAATTGAAGAAGGCGTCTATCAGTTATATATCGAATATATTGTTTGACTTCTTTACTATCTAGTCCTTCAATATCTCCAAGTTTGTACGCCAAGTCAACAAAGTTATCTTCCAGTTTGACTGACTGTCTAGCCATTTCATAAATCATGCCTTTAAACTCATCATCAATGATACGAGGATGTTCTGCACAATATGCCTTGAAAAGTTTTGATACACCTTCAACGTGGATTGATTCATCACGAATACTCCACTCAACAACTTTACCCATACCTTTCATCTTACCAAAACGCTGGAAGTTAAGAAGCATTACAAATGATGCAAAGAGAGCAACACCTTCATTGAATACTGACTTTGCAAGTGATAGGCCTAGGCCACGAACTGTGTTAGGATCACTATCCATCATAAATTCAATCTTATCTGCCATCTCTTGATATTCTAGAAAGGCATGATATTCGGCATCAGATAGCCCAAGTGTCTCGTTAAGAAGTGCATATGCACGTTGGTGAATACCTTCACGAGTTGCAAATGAACCAAGCATATTTCGTACTTCGTTATTCTTAAACTTTGGGATGAACTGGTCATAATAGTTTTGTCCTACTGCAACATCTGACTGTGTAAACAGTCTAAGAATGTTTGTGATATATTCTTTTTCGATTGCACTGACTTTACCAGACTTCCAATCAGCAACGTCCTCTGACAAGTCAAGTTCATCCTCAATCCAGTGAACTTTCTCGTGTCTTGTTGTGATTTCAACTGCCCAAGGATAATGGAATGGCTTGTAAGTTTCTGAGAACTCCATCAAACCCCCACCTTTTTTCTTAACAAAATTATCTGCAACTTCCATAAACTGGTCGTATGTGCCGATTAGTTTGTCATCAATAAAGATTTGTGGAACAGAACGAGCGTTAGGAACTCTTTGATAAAAAGCAAGTCTTTCTTCTTCATTATCCATTTTAATTTCTGTGTACTCATACCCATGTGAATCAAACCAATGTTTTGCCTTTTCACAAAATGGGCAATGTGACTTACTATAAATTTCTACCTTCATTCTTGCATCATTCCTTTCTGAAAATCTTTTTTATTCATGCCGTAGTTTCTTTGCATATGACAATTATGTGTTGGTTTTGTTTTCATCTGTTGAACCCAATCCAACTCTTGAATTAGTCTGTTGTACCAATTCCTATCATGCTCGTCATGTGCTTTATCCATATCGTCTTTTAGTTGTGTGATCCTTGTTTCGATATACTGCTCTCTTGGATCAATGAGAGCGTTTTCAATCATCTTTTGTAATCTACGCATTTCCTTATCCTTGACACGCAACACATTCGTCTTGCGTCATTGCCTGTGTTTCAAAATCTTTCAATGCATCACGAGCAACTTTCTGTGATACATTCTCTGCACGTTGTGAAGTTTCTGTTCTTAGGTAATACAAACCCTTCGTGCCTAGTTTCCAAGCAGCGAAATGAGTTTTATGCAAATCTTTCTTTTCTGCACCAGCAGGGAAAAATAGATTTAGGGATTGTCCTTGACAGAGATATTCTTGTCTGTCTGCGGCTTGTTCCACCAACACCAGTTGATCGATTTCAATTGCTGTTTTAAAAACATCCTTGACTTTCTGTGATAAGAAGTCGAGGTGTTGGACAGATCCGCCATTTGTGATAATACTTGACCAAACATCTTGTGTATTCTGTTTAACTTTCTTTAGTTCTTCTTCAAGGTATTTATTCTTCACCAAATGTGAGCCTGCACGAGTTCTGTGTGTATATGCGTTTGCCTTTGATGGTTCGATAGATGGTGATGTACCACAAATAATAGAAGAGTTTGCATTAGGAGCGATTGCAAGTAGATGTGCATTACGTCTACCAGTTCCTTGCATATCTGGTGCCTCACCTCTTTCAAAACCTAATGTATTTGATTCTTTGACTGCTTCCTGTTTGATATGTTTAAATACTTTATGGTTTAATTCTCTTGCTTCCCATGAATCGAAAGGAATTCTTTTCTGATGTAAGAGTGAATGCCATCCCATTGCCCCAAGTCCAAGTGAACGCTCTTGTGTTGCTGAGTATCTTGCACGAGAGATTTCATCGCCTGCGTTATCAATAAAAAATTGCAAAACATTATCAAGAAAACGAATAAGATCACGAACCAGTGTAGTTTCTTTCCACTCATCGAACTTCTCCAAATTTAAAGATGATAAGCAACAAACAGCAGTTCTATCATCTGAAGTAGGTAGGTGAATTTCATTACATAGATTAGAACCATGAATCTTCAAACCCTTTGCCTTCATTGTGTGTGGTAATGCACGATTAGCAGTATCAATAAAGTTTAGATATGGTTCACCAGTTCTATAACGAACTTCTAGAATTTGTTGCCATAGAGTTCTTGCAGGCATTGACTCACGAACATCCAAATCATTAGGATCACGCAAATCCCACATCTCTCCTCTTTCTACTGCTCTCATAAATGCATCTGTAATATTGATTGCATGGTGTAGGTTTAGGTTCTTTCTGTTTACGTCACCAGTTGGAACTCTCATGTTCAAGAACTCAATAATGTCTGGGTGTGATACATCCATATATGCCGCATAAGAACCCTTACGAGTCTTACCTTGACGGTAAGCAGTCATATCTGCATCAACCGTGTGTAGAAACGGCATTGGGCCGGGCGCCTTGTCAGAGATTGCTCTGATGTCGCTCCAGTGTCCACCAACACCACCACCTTTGACTGACAACCAACGCAACTCTGCTGAGTGGTCGATTAGTCCTTCAAGTGAATCTGGTACATAGGTTAGAAAACATGAAATAGGAAGTGCCTTTGCTTTCTCGCCAGGCCGAGGTGCGTTTGACAATACTGGTGATGCAAACATAAACCAGCCTTTGGATACTGCATCATAAATTCTTTGTGCGAGTTCTAAGTCTCCACCAGAATACGCAACTGCGGCACGAGCATATGCCTGTTGTGGTGAATCTTCGTCTTTGTTACAATAATAATCCTTGAGTAGTTTGTATGCTTGTTCTGATAAATCTTTGTCTCGTGTTCTGTCGATTGTGATGCCAAGGTGGTCAAGACCAGTTTCCTCAGCACTTGGGAATGTTACTACGTTCTCAAGGGCCATCTTTGTATCTCCTAATGTTTCTATGTCCGTTTCCAAGAATTGAAAACAGTTTGTGCTTGTAATCCTTTATGGGTGTTACTATGTATAATCCCCATAATCTCTGCCGAGGTGATTCCAGAAAGAATCATCTCATTAATGTCTTTTTCTTTTATGCCCTTAGGCCAGATGCAAACAGAATAATCTTCACTTATGAATTTTTCTATTTGTTTGCAGACTTCTTTGTTTCTTGGTTCGTTGTCTGGTATAAGAACTGCTTTATCTTTATACTGAGGCAGTCGTAAATCACTTTGGGCAACAGCAATACCATTTTGAAGAAATAGACTATCAAGAGGGCCTTCCACGATATTAATTGTGAAAGAAGTGTCCAACCTGTCCAACCCAAAAATTTTGGGTTGATCTTTGTCAATAATGATAGTAATGTATTTCTGTTTTTCTTTCCCAAACGCCCGTCCTTGATAAGCAAAGATTTCACCATCCTTAGTTCTGAATGGTATAATCATTCTTGGATGATCGCCCTCTAGTGATGGAAATTTGTTTTCAATAAATGTATTACTGAACTCAAAAAATTTAGGACAGAAATATATATCATTCCAAGCATCTCTAGG